AAGAGCCTTAAAGACGCTCCTACCTATATGGGTATGCGCGTTATCATCACTGATGATGTTCCTGCTTCTACTAATGGTTCTACGACTGCTTCCTATATTGCACAGGATACCAGTAAGAACCGCTACGTAACGTACTTTGCTAAGAAAGATTGTATGTATCTTGGTATGCAACAGTCCCTCACGACTGAAACTGATCGTGATATTCTGGCGCAGGAAGATGTAATCGCTTCCACCGTCCACTTCGTTCCCCACCTCAAACTGTGCAAGTGGAAAGTAACGACTGAGAACCCGACCAATGCCGTTCTTGCAACTGCTGGTTCTTGGGAGAAGATTGCTACCAGCGACAAGTTCATCCCTATTGTTGGTCTGGTAACGAACTAACTAACGTCAGAGGGGGAGCAAGACTCCCCCACCGACTGTCAACAACAATTTAATTAGGAGAAAATAAATGGCTGCAATTGCTAAAACGAAATCCCTTTCGCTTGGGACTCCCATTCACATCTTTGAAGGGACTATTGACTTCACGGCAGTTCCCAAAGGCACTGACGCAATGGCTGAGCAGGATGTAACTATTGCTGGTATCGGTGCTAATGATATGGTAATAGCTTTCTACTGTACTGACGCTGCTACTCTTGCTATTGGTAATGCTCGTGTTAAGGCTGCTAATACTGTCGCTATCCTGCCGATTGCTACTGACACGGATACCGCAGTTGACCCGGCTGCAACTCTTAACTTCCGGCTTGTTGTTATCGCGGGGTAAACTAAATGGGTCTTGCTGGATTTGAACGAGCGAGACGTAGGTTGGAACAGGCGGAGGCTTCGGCCTCCCCTGCACCAAAATCAGCCTATGTCAAGCGTCCTGAAGAACGTAAACCGTGGTGTGCATTCTGCGATAGAACCTTTCAGAATCTCAGCGCATATGATATTCATATGAAAAGGAAACATCCGAAATGAGTTATGTGACAACCAAAGGAATATTAGATGATGTTCAAACTCTAATATCAGATAATTCCGCCGCGCTACGTGCTAGGATGTTGACTTGGTTGAATAACATTTTTCAACGTACTGCAATAGCATTCCCCTGGAATTGTCTGTTGAAGACTGCTTCTATCTCTGTAACTACAAATGCTATTACTCTTCCTGCTGATTTTAGAGAAGTGGATAGTATTGTAGCTGGTACACTTACGCTTACTACAGATGATGAAGTAGTGGATAAAGATGGTTATCTCTGGTCTGGTGGTGGTACTACTCCTATAGGATACACTATCATAGGAAGTACTCTTACCTTCGTACCAGGAACTGCTGCTTCTACTGTTAGTCTTAGGTACATTCAAGAAGTACCGGCTTATGCTGATGGCACTAGCTCAACTTTATTTACTCAAAAGTTTAGTCCATTGTTTCAGCGCGGTCTACTTGATATTTATTATGAGTATGATGCCGACGAACGAATTGCTGGTAAGGTAGACATTCCTCTGAATACTGATCTAGTTAAAAACCTTCTTGTAAGTGAAGTGCGGAATAAAGATTTGTTAAGGAAGCATAGACGTTACATTGACGCTATAGGAGCAAGTGCTAATGGCGCTGCAAGTTAATGATATACTAAACCAAGTTCAAACTTTGCTTGATGATGTTACTCATTCAGACAGGCAGCGTCTTCTTGTATGGATGAATCAAGTAATGAAGTCTATTGCGGATATGCGTGATTGGGACTTCCTGATAAAATACGCTGAGCTTACTATTACAGATGGTGAGCTAACTCTTCCAGAGGATTATAAGGAGTTTATCAACCTTGCTGTTGGTGATACATTCTTCTATGATCGAACATCTGTCCTTACGGACATTGAGGCATGGCATCAGTTTGGAGTACAGACAGATGTAGGTATAGACCTTACTACTACCTCTGGAACTGCTACACTAAAGTATAAAGCTGCTCTGCCGACATATGCTCAAGGAGATACTACACTATTTCCAAATGAGTTTATCAATGCGCTGGTAGATGGTGTTCTGTATAGATACTATCAATCTACTCCTACCATCAAAGATAGTGGGGGTGTAGATATTAGTCAGACTACTTTGTATAAACAATTGTATGATGATGATATTAAAGCATTGAAAAAGAACTACAACAGGAACCAACCCGTTCCTAAGTACTCTTCTCATGGATATGTACGGCGCAGACAATGAGATATTTACTCTTGCTTCTAATCCTGTTAGCAGGTTGTGGGCAGAAGGATACTAACGATATGTGGCAAGTGTTTAGACAAAGGGATTTTACTGGTGGTGAGAATCTTTCTGAACTGCCAGAGAAGATTAAGAATAATCAGCTTATTAAGTTGGATAACTGTCTTATCTCTCCCGAAGGTTGGATTACTGAGTTTTTTCAGACTGATATAGTTGCAGTAGATGGTACTGATGTTACCATCAATGGTGGGTTTATACTTAATAAGACTACTTCTGGAACATATGATCTCTATACACCATACGGTAGTGCCGCTGCTGTAAGCGGCTATGTTTACACAGGTAACTATAGTCCAATTACAAACGCGGCAGTAACCAGCGTCTCTTTTACGGGCCATGCTGTAACTCCTGCCCCACCCGGAGCAACTGCTTGGTATCAAAATGCACACGCTGTTAGATTCTTAGATAAGTTGTATGCTTGTAATGGTGGTGCTGGTGTTCTTAACTTAACAGATTATGTAGTTATTACTAATGGTTCCAGTAACAATACTTTAGATCGTCTCCGTGAATATGCTAACCGTTTGTGGGGAGTGACCTCAACGGGGGCTCTAGTATTCTCTAACAATGGAGATGCTGCTACGTGGGATGCCCTAAATCTTATCTATCTACCTAACCGCGATAAGATCATAGACTTCTTTCCAGTGCAAGGTGGGGCAATTGTTCTCGGTCTTACCTCTGCCTATGCTATGTATGGTACAGACTACACAGATATTACGTTCGTAAAAATTGCTGACAATATCCAGATAGGTGAGGATAGTGCTGTTCTCGTAGGAAGTACTGTATTTGCATATGGCATGTCTTGTATTTATCAGATTACTCTGAATGGTATTCAGCCGTTGTTCTCCGAACAATTCACATATTTTAACAATATGTTGAACTACAACCTAACTAATCTTGCCTCTAGGATTAGAGGTGTGTACTTACAAAAACGAAACTTAATACTCTTCTATTATCCTAAAGCGTACACCTATAAGGGATTGTGGCTTGATCTAAATAACAGTGCAATAGGTAAGATGGACTTCCACGCAGACCAAGTAGTACCTATAGATGGTAAAGATGTGGATATGTTATTTAGGACAGAGACTGCTAAGATACACCGCAATGGTTATAGAGTTACAGATAGAACTACAGCCCTTGCCTCTGTGATACAAACTAAGCATGAAGACTTTGGGTCCACTAAGGATAAACTATTCAGAGAGTTTGTAATCAATAGCCATACTGCTATTCCTTCTGGTGTAACTATAAAATACTATCTGGATGGGAATGCTTTTGGAAGTACTATTCTAAACAACTCCTCTCTTGGTGGTGGAGAAACTTCTTTCTTCTTGGATAATGCAAGAGGCAAAACAATTAGCTTTGAAGTTACCATAAATACAACTAAGCCTTTTACAATCAAGGAACTTAAAGTAAGACTTAGAGAGGTTGGTCAAATTGAGTAGGAAGCTAGGTATATTTCCAGACTTACTGCTTGATCGGCAGGTTAGAGAATTAGTAGATGCTGATGCTCACCCACAAGGAGTAAAATTCAAAATTACTCCCGAGGGTGGGTATGCTGTTCGTATGATCAATAGTACCGGCGGTTTCTCTGTCAAAGGTACTGTTGTTACTGTTGGCACTACCGTTCAAGACTCAGTTCAGAAGATTGTAGTGGACGCACCTAACCCAATTGGCATTATCTATGAGGATAATGTTGCTGATGGTTTAGAAGTATGGGTTATAATCTCAGGTATTGCTGATGTTTACTTCGTAGGTAATACTACAAGAGGAGATATAGCTAGAGGTTTTCTAACAGCAGATGGTGCTTCTTATGTTTCAGGACAAGCTCTCTCTGAGGCTTATCCAGTTTCTCCATTTGCTTCTGATAAACATTTCTACGAGATAGGCCATGTGCTTGAATCTCGTACAGGCGCAGGACTTTCCAAATGTATCCTTCATTTCAATTAGCCAATGAGCTGTTAGATGAAATCTCTACATTCCTTCAAGACTGTGGTGGTGTATATGAAACTATCACAGGGGATTGCCAGAGAAATATTCTTTTAGCTATAGTAGCCAATCAGTATATTATTTCAAGAGACGAAGCCGGGAAGATTAATCACTTCCTCTGTTACGCTAAGATAATGCCTGAAGATATTGAGTTGCTGAAAGATGGAATAGAACCGCAGCATCTATTTGATGGTACTGTTATGTGGGTTGTTGAGCATGGTAATAAATCTGGTCGTAAAGGTCTGATGGATTTTATCAAAGAGATAAGGCGTAGGGCTGTAGGTTGTCAAGGAGTTCTATGGTATCACAAGGGACAAGACCTTGTGTATTATCCAAACCAGAAAGGTTCTTGTGAATAATACTTTTGCTATATGCAGTACCTGTTATAAGAAAATACCCGCAGGAATCTCACAAGATTCTACTGGCGTATATCTACATAAGCATTGCTGTTCTGAAGAGAAGGTGCCTATTGAACGTAGCGCGGATTTCTATAATTGGGTAAGTGGTTTGTCTTATAACAACATTATGGGAAACTATCTTAGTATCCCTATTACTACAAGATGCAACACTACCTGCAAAGCATGCTACAATAAAGACTTGGGTACGGAGCTTAGTGTTGAAGAGATAAGAGGACTAGCCTTCTCTGCCCCTACAAACATCAATAGATATATTTTTACAGGCGGGGAACCTACCTACCACTCCAAGTTCTTTGATATTTTATCTGCTGTACCGGCAGGATTGATAACCAACGGTCTTCTGTTTCAAGATACGGAGTTTCTAAAGGAAACTCTTAAATATACTTCAATAGATATTCCAGGTGTTTTGCCTTGGATGTTCTCGTTGAATACAAAAGATACACCTGATTATGAAAACAAACTTAAAGCCTTAGATAACATTAAAGCTCTTGGCTTTAAGGTTTCAATAATAGTAGCTACCGTCTTTAGTTTGGATGAGATACCTACTGTTATAAACGAGTTTAAGAAGCTAAAGGATGTGGGACACACATTCAAGATAAGAGTGGCATTTAACATTGGTGAGTATAATCAAGCAGATAGAATATTTCTATCTGAGTTAGTACAGACTGCTCTTTGTTCTGTTGAGTCTGGTGAGTTTATTCCCGGCCTTAACAATCACCAGTACTTACTTAACTTCAACCTAGATGGACTGCATACTATCCTTGTAGTTTGTCCTGATAAGACAACAATAGATTTACTTAACATAGGCCCTTGTGGGCCTTATCAATATACCAAGTTGGGCTATATAGATAATCTCATGGCAGCTCTTATTGCTGACGAGGGACTACTTAAAGGTTGGGTTGGTGGGAATAAACTGGAAGGAGTATAATTATGGGTGGTGGTAGCAATAATCAATCAAGTTCAAGCAGACCTCTGACCGGCCCCGAAAGAGCGAACATTTTTAATTGGGGTATGGATGCTATCGCTGGGTCTAGTCAAGGTATCCCCTATAAGGGGGCTGTTAGTCCTTATGAGGGTTATACCGCCGTAGCACCACAGACTCTTACTGGGGGTGACTACAACAGATTGCAGGATGATGTTCTGTCTGGATATACTGCTGGTATAGACAGAGCTAAAGCTATCGATAGTGAGAGACTGGATGCTGATCTAGCTAAGCGAGGTATCTGGTCTAGTGGTCTTGCTGTTCGTGCTCAGAATGATCTTACTGAGAGATATGCACCACAATATACTGCTGCTGGTGGACAAGCTACCCAAGCACGCTATGGCTTACAATCACAAGAGCTTGGTGCTGCAAATATGATGAATGCTTCGGAAGCAGATAAAGTATATCAATCTAAGTGGAGACCTGCTGAGTATCTTGCTGGATTGTGGAACGGAACTGGTGGGGCTATGAGTTCTGGTTCTGGTTCTGGTTGGAACTTCTCAATCTAAGGAGATATAAATATGTGGGGAGCAATACTTAGTTGGTTAAAAGGTGCAATGAGTGGGATAGGTAGTGCTGCTAAGGATGTTGGTTCAATGGTTGCAGACGGGAGTGGGGCTTCTTCTGTGGGTACTGGTATTAGTAACATGTTGAATAATGGTATGAATAAAGCAGATATGGGAACTACAATGCAGGGAGTTTCACAACTTAATGCTTTGAATCAACAGCAGCTTTCTAAGAATCAACTCGCCCCATTACCTAATTATCCACAACCACAGCCGCAAAATCCTTACTCTAGTGTGTATATGCAGTATAGGAGATAACATGGATATACTTGATCTTATAAGATATAGGCGCTCTATTGCTCAAGATGAAGCTGCCAATAATCTTATTAATAAATATGCTTCTAACAATCCCCCGCAGTTTACTGGTCAGGAAACTATCTACGACCTTACTCGCGGTGGGGAAGCTGGTGGTATGGGGGGTTCCTTATCTGGCCTACCTCAGACTACTTCCCCTATGCAGGGGTATGTAAATAGAAATAATATTATTAGAGATTACGCTAAAGACTTACCTCTTGATGCTTCTAGTAATATTGCTTTGAATACACATTACGATACAGTGGAAAAGAATGCTCTCAAACAGTATAGAGATGATAAGTTAGTTTATGATAATGCTGCTTTGCTTGAGCAAGCGTATCCAGATATACAAGAATATCAACAGTCTTCTGAGAAAGCAGGGCTTGTTCCAACTGCCGCTGGTTTCTTTGCTAAGTATCCACAATATACTAAGTATAGTGGGTTTGATAAGTTGAACGATAATGTCACTAAAGAAATAGCAGTACCCTACGAACAATCAAACCTAAGAAATCTCTATGGCGGTATGGCTACTAATGCTAGGCAGACTGTACAAAGTCCTTCTGAGGATTTGGCTAACTCTTTTGATGTTCTAGCTAAGTACCCTGTAGACCCAAGTAAAGCCAGCCCACTTATTAACAGAGCTTCTGAAGTTACGTCTGACTCTTTTGATAAAGGCGGTTCTGTAGAAGATTATGCACTAAATAATGGGCCAGTAGTTGAGAAGGGCCAGCGGTTTGTAACTAATCGTGGGGCAGTTACTAATCTTACTAATACTGAATACAATCCAGAGGACGCTCAGCTAAAACGAGAGGGACATGCTATTGCCAGGGAACAACTGAAGCATAGTAAAGATAATAAAGAAGATGATCTGCTCTATAAACTTCGTGCTGAGTATGATGCTGCTGACAGCTTACTCTCTGATTTAACAACCAATCTGTTGGATACAGCCGAAGCTATTAAGACTAGCGACGGTGCTGTGACGGAGAAGGATGTAGTTAGAGCTAGAGATAATATAGCTAAAGCAGAAGCTAAGAAGATAAGTAAAGCTAATGATTATGGCAGACGGAAGTATAAAGTTAAGCAAGTTCCAGTTGGATATAACTACGATTTTAATACAGATGCTTTCTTTAATCCAACTGCTCCGCAAGGTAAACGCTATTGGAGGCCGTAGATGCCTTTCTTTGATGTAGATGAAAAACAACCACAAGCTAAATCAGGAAAGTTCTTTGATGTGGGTGAGAAGGTGGAGATGTTGTCTTCTCATAAACCTAACTCTATTGTTCCTCCTGAACCACCTTCTACGTTTGATAAGATCAAGAAGGGGGCTGCTAAGGTTCTTGATACTGCTGTAGATGAAGCGCGCACTGTTGGTGATCTTCTAGCTACTCCTGTTAAACAAGCAGGTAGTGGTCTAGGTGCGCTTGCTGTTGGAGCAGACACACTTATTCGTGGTGGTTCTTTTGATGATGCTATTAACAATGCCTCTCAGTCTATTCAGGATATAAATGAAAGAATGACCTATACCCCACAAACAGCAGTAGGTAAGGGTGTTCAGAAAGTAGTATCTTATCCTTTTGAGAAACTACATGAATCTTCTCAGGCTGATATTGAGCGTAGGCAAGAAGCTCGTGGTGTTAATCCCTTAGACCTTGCAAGAGGGATTGCTAACGAGCTTATTCCTTTCGCTATAGGTACAGAAGGTAAAGTACCTGTTGCTAATAGACCTGTTATTCCAGAAGAAATAAGAATGGCTAGGTCTGTAGAAGGTGCTGTGCCTGTAGGGGATACTCCTGTTCAGACTCCTCCTAAACCTAATAGGTTTAATCAGGAACCTGTAGTAAATGATATGCCGCAACAGCCTCTTATGCTGCCTGAGCCTGAGAGATACACGCAGAAGAGAGCAGATATAGAAGTGGCATCAAATGATCTTGCTGCTCAAATCGCCGAGGCGAAGGAACAGCCTTCTGGTTGGGCTAATCATGAGAACCTTGCTGGTGATACTGTTATTACTGCCAGAGATTCTATGACGGTTGCTCCTGAGAAGAAGCCCGTAGTAAAAGGAACTGTCTCTGAAGTACAAGAGATGGGTAAAACTGGCGAACTGAATCCTAGAGAACATCAAGTATTCTATCCTGATGGTAAGTCTAACCCCAATGGTGTTGCTTATGTTATTCGTAAGGCGGGTATTGATCGCCCGATAGAAGCAGTGAAAAAAGAACTTCGTATGGGTGGTGATGCTGAATCTCGTTGGCTTGGGTTCCCTGAAAGGGAGTCCGTGCCTCCTGGCGAAAGGGCCACCGCAGCAGTAACGAAACAAGGAGAAGTTGTTACTGAACCTGCTCGAATAGTAGAGGAATCTGCAAATAAGAATCTACAGTGGAGTGCTGAGGGGGAACCTACTGAGGTAGTCGCTAAGGCTAATGAGATAGCTACTGGCTCAAAGGAGCCAACCCACACAGTGGAGGTTTATAACAAAGAGTCTGGTGAAAAGTTAAGTGTTCCTATTCGTGCTAAAAGCGAAGTTGAAGCTAAACAATTAGCAAAAGAAGTTGCTGCTCAAAATGGAACTAGGGCTTTTAATCTTGAGAAGGTAGGGGATAGTATTAACCCTATAGAGAAAACGTCTCCTGAGTCAAATTTGGAAGCTGTAGAGGGTGTTTCTAAAGAAGGTGATCTTACTTTTGCAAACAGATTTGTAGATCATCGGGCGCTTGTGACTAACAAGGAACTTATTACTGAGAAGTTTAATAAGCTAGGAGTTGTATCAAAGCAACCTGTTAGACGTATTCAAGTCAAACTCCGTGATCTTATTACGCACGATAGACTCTTTGATGAGTTTCCTGAAATGGGAGATGTTGAAGTTGTAATTAACAAAGAGGCATCTAAAAGAAATCCAGGCACGTTAGGATTAGCTCTACCGTCTGAGAATAGAATCATCCTCAATAGATTTGATGATCTAGTTTCACGTAAAGATTTTAATAGAACTCTCGTGCATGAGATTCATCATTTCCTACAAGAGAAATCTAAAGTTGAATTAAGTCGAGATATGAGTGAGATGGAAGCTCACTCTGTAGACACATTGTATAGACATAGTGGGCCTGTTGATTTATATGCAGGACTTCATCCTAAAGAAATAGGTCGCGCAGTAAAAGCAACTTATGATCTTGCTTCTGATATTGTTCCACCTACATGGCAAGATAGAATAACTAACTTTATTAGTTTGCCGCAAAGGATTGCTGCCTCTGGTAAATATCCTTCATTCTCTAAAGCGTATGAGAAGTATCGTACTTGGGAAGAAAGTCGCAATGCTATAACGTCTGACCTGTATAATACTGTAGACGCTAAGAGAATGCGTGAGTTGCAGAATAATATGTCTGCTGCGGAGAAAGCAGAACTCAGACAAGTCCTAAAGAAAGGTGAGTTGGATAAAAGGTTCTTTGAGAAAGAAGATTTGTTATCTGAACGTAACCCGCTAGGCAGACCTGTATCTGAGAAAGTAGCCGATGCCTATAAGTCCATCAGGGACTTGATCTTTAATACTGCTATGGAGGATTTCAGGCAGACTGTTGATACGGCCCTTCATGCTTATAATGAAAAGCCGTGGTACAATTCTCTAAAGGAATGGTTTGACGAAGGTTTAACAAGTGAAGAGATTTCTTCTTTTGCAAATGATTATGGGAAGTTAGTTGATCGTGAAGCTCTTGATGCTTTGGATACGGTCAATGAAGTTAAGCGTTACATTGAAGAAGAAGTAATGCCTAACTACCAGCTTAATCCTGAGTATATTCCACACGTTAGACCTGATGGAGACTTTAGGGTTGTAGTGTATGAGTTAGAAGCAGATGGTACTCGTGGTCGTGAAATCTATATGCGTCCTTCTTTCAATACTCTTACTGCTAAACGTCTAGTAAAGAAGCTCAGTAAGAATCCTGCTCACGAAGAGTTTGGTTTCCCTGAAAACTATAATCGTATTAAAGCCTTAGAGGGTGTGGAGAAATTAGAAGAAGGTAAGCACTATGAAATAAAGATAGAGTCAAACAAGAATAGGGTAGATGAAGAAGTCTGGAAGTACACTGGCTCTATGTCTGCTAAACAGGCAGAACTAAACAACGTGCTTGCTGAGGCTGCTCGTTCTGGTAAGATCAAAGCCGGAGACTTCAATGGAATTAAATCTTCTATAGATAAGGTACTATTGAAGAGGCAGTTGTCTCGTGGTTATGGTAGACACAAGATAGCTAGACAAGATCATTTGATTGAAGGTTATGATATTACTGACCCTGTGGGTCTTGCTCTTAACTATGCTAAGAACATGGCAGGGTTCCACTCTAAGTCTCGCTATGCTATGGATGTAGCCAAGTTATTTAAAGATGCTCCTACCAGTGAGCATTATTTGATGAATGAGTTTATTCAGGATTCTCTGGCTAACTCTAATTCCAGCATGGTGAAAGCTGGTGCGTTGGTTAGACAGAACCTTGTTCTGACTCAGTTGGCTTATCGTGCTATTGCTCCTATGATTAACTACACGCAGAACTATGTGTGGGCTGCTCCTGAACTTGCTTCTTTGTTTGAGAAGAGTGGTATCAAAGGAAAGAATGCTCTAGTAGAAATTAAGAAAGCACAGGGAGAAATACTCAGACAGAAATATCATGATGTTAGGGGTACTGGTAAAGAAGTTCATACTCCTATTATGAAGCAAGCACTAGAGGCGTTTGATAGAACTGGTGCCGCAGAAGCACAGACAGTTAGGGAAGTATCTGGTCTTGGTAAGGGTGCTCATATAAGAGGATTAACTAGAGCAACTGAGCTAGGTATGAAACCCTTCTCCTTTGTTGAGACTGCTCTGAACAGGGAGGCTAACTTTGCTGCTGCTTTCAAGAACTTCATGGAAAATGGAATGACTTATGAGGAAGCGTTTGCTAAAGCAAAGGACTTCTCTCTGAATGTCAATATAGATGCTAGTACACATAACTATCCTGGTATAGTAAGAAAGACAGGAGAAGTAGGTAAGACAGCTTATACATTTGGTAGGTATGGTCATAGTTATATCAGTTGGTTGTTTGATAAAGCTATCCGACATCAGGAGTTTAAACCAGTAATACGCAGTATGGTTGTGCTCGGTGCTCTTGGTGGAACAATGGGACTTCCATTTGTAAATGAAATGGATAAGTTCCTTGAGAGGTTTGCAGGGAAGAGTCCTAAGTTAGCTTTACGAAATGCTATTAAAGAACGTGTTAGAGATTATGGGATGGAAGATGCCAATGGCTTTATAGAAGATTTGGTGCTGAATGGAATCCCTGCCGCTCTGTTTGATATTAATATTAGCCGGTCTGTTGCACCTTCTCTTCCTATTATCTCAGAAGTAGTTGCTTCTGGTGATATAGGTAAGGCTATGGGTGGTGTAGTTGGAGCTTCTGTTGTTCGTGCAGGACGTTCTATTGATGCTTTTGGTAGAGGAGATACACTTAGGGGCGTGGAGAACTTCCCCTTGCTCCCACAGGGGGCTGCAAACTTTGTTAATGCCTATCGTCAGAATACAGAGGGAGTTACTACTGCTTCTGGTGGTATAGTAGAAGGTACTGCTGGTGAACCTCTTAAAATGTCTACTGGCGAAGCTCTTACTAAAGCAGTTCTTGGAGCTAATCCACAAAGAGTAGCAAGAGAACAAGACATTAGAGATAGTGTACTTACTATGCAGAAAACGTATGAAGATAGAATTAATAATTTAAAGGAGAGAGTGAAACGAGGAAAGCAAGGTTGGACTCCTGAATTTAATAAAGAGTTCTATCAGCTCAAGGAACAGATAAGAAAGTACAATCTCCCCATCAAAGCCACTAAGCAGCTACGTAGGCCCCGTGTGGATAGGAGATATAAATCCAGCATCAAAACATATGACTATATCTCAGGGGGTGAGTAATGGAGCACAGCGAAGAACTGGTCATAGACCACGTTCAGAGGATTACTACATTAGAGGATAAGGTGCGGGTTGTGGAAAGTGTTACAACGAATATAAGCACGTCCCTTGATAAAGTCACAAAGGAAATATCCGCAATTAAGTGGCTTACTGCTGGTGGTTTTGGGTTCTATATTATTCATGAGATAGGTTTGATAGAGGCTGTAAAGCTATTGTTCTGAGGTGCTTATGTCGCGCATAGCTACGAAGATAAGTGTTATTGATGATAAACATTATGAACTGCTGGAAGATACTACTTACTATTCTGAAAGATATAATAAGTACGTAACTGTTAAGGCAGGGATTTATGATGGTGCCACTGGTGCAACTGATATAATGAGTGCAAGCTGGTTAGTTCACGATCAGCTATGTAAGACAGCTCTTTGGGATGATGATACGCCAGTAACTAATTGGCAAGCCTCGCAAGTACTGCAAGATATTCTAAGATCAGAAGGAAGGTGGTTACGTTCTAAGTATTGGTTCTGGTTCACATACCTCTTCGGAGGAGAAAAGTTGAGTAGATAAACAAAAAGGCGGAAGGGAATTAACCCAACCGCCTTTCTTGTGTTTAGAAAACTAAATACTATTTCTTGTTAGTATAATATCCCTGAGTTGCGGCGGTAAGACCTGCCACGTATAGCTCAGGGTTTCCTGTTTTGTATCCTGCATATCCAAGCGCAGCACCTGTAGCAAGTCCCAGAAGTGTAGTCAGAAGATCATTCTTATTTACGCCCATGCTTTTCTCCTTTGGGAAAATCATTTTCTTCCCAACGTAATCTCCTTTACTATTCGTTTAGCTCTTCCTTGTACCTGCGAGTACCACTTAGACATAGTTAGATTATAGCCTACTCTAGCCCAATCAACTACATCGTAATCAAAGATATGTCCTAACGTATTCTGAAAGCTCTGTAAGCCTCCTAGTTTGGGTTTGCCTTTTACTCCCGGCCCCATGTTATAGATCATATTGCAAAATGCTTCTGCTCTTACTGCTCCTTCCTCTCCTTGGAATTTAGTTTCATGACCTTTGAATATCTGTTCAAAGTCTGTAATACATTCTTCTATCTTAGGCAGGATACTCTTATCAGCTTCCTCTCTTGTGATTGTTGCTCCCTTACCAGGAGCACGCTGCCCGTACCCATAAGACCATTGCTTTATATCCCACTTTGCTTTGGATATAAAACCTTCATCTTCCTTAATCTGTTTTATCAATCTCTGCTTGTCTATGTTTATCATATATCTCCCTGCAAAATGCTTTGTTCGGAACAGCTACGTTCATACCTTCTAAATACTCTTTGTATAGTATGTACCAATCTTCAAATTCCATGCTTCCTTCTCCTCTTATTAGAAGCGATAATACCCTCCCTATTGTAATCTCCTGCTCTATCGTAAGGTTTACATAATCCCATTTTCCAAGCATGTACTGTATTATCTTTCCAAGAAACCCACTCAAGATTATCTACAAGATTGTTTATCTTGTTTCCATCTTTATGATTTATGCAAGGTAAATTATCTGGATTTGGAATAAACGCCTCAGCAACTAATCTATGTATCATTTTATAATCTTGACCTAATGCTCGGGAACCCCTACTTAAACTTACTTTTAAATAGCCATACTTATCTGTCTGTGGTCTTAACCAGCGTCCCTTAAAAAGTCTCCCCGTATAGTCTACTCTAGAATGGGAGTATACACGTCCATCTAAAGTAATAGCATAACGTCCCTCTTGCCCAACTATATCTTTGCTTGTTTCGGATAACATCCCTACTCCTTTATTTAATTATTTACATACTACAAACTGAGCCTGAGCAAGTATTCTCTTCAGCAAATACGATTCCAGCATTCTGTACTGCTTCTTCATAAGGTACTTCCGTCAATGGCTGAAACCCCCTGCTACCAGATGGAAAGCAAGTGATTCCACGCAACCGAGGAGCATAACGCAGGATAGTATCACTAAGTACTCTAACAGTGTCTTCATTATTCAGCTCACTTCCCCACTCCGGTAGATTGATAGTGGAACTGATACCCATGTCAACGTAATCTTGCACTCCACTCTGGAATTGGATTCTTCGCTCTGGTGATGCAGCGAGAGAATAGGACGTTTCAATTTTTTCACTAGAAATTCCGTACTCTTCAATGAGTCGTTTGGCTGTAGAGTCCACGACATATTGATACTTCCACTTTGTTCCATCTACGAGATACCTCCTTTTGTAAGCAACTGCAAACAGCGGTTCAATACCCGATGAAGTGGAACTGAGTATGCTGAGAGTCCCTGCTGGCGCAATAGCTCTATATTTCTTCGGATGTGAGAGATAGAATCTGTCACAATGTTCATTTGCAGCTCTTTCGGATTCACTCTTATATACCTCCAACCACGTCCGAAGTTCATCATTCACTTCGTACTGGTAGTTTCGTTTAAGTAACCACTCATGGATTCCCATAAGACCAAGACCTATCTTACGGTTTCTATCTCTGACCTCTTTGACCTTAGCGTAAGGCACTTCTCCTCGCATAGTGCCGCAAACAAGGAACTTACTAGCAAGATTAACAACGTCCTTGAGTTCATCAACTGAGGAGATATTACCAAGATTAATGCTACCGAGATTGCAGACATCGCTATCGTCCTCAGAAGTAAACTCAGTGCAAGCATTTCGCAATACCTCCTTTTCATTCTCATAGAAATTGAAACACATTCCAGGTTCGCCGGTCTTACACATCTGAGTAACTACATCGTGCCAAGGTTGTGGAACAACAAACTCACGAGAACGATCTTGACAATTTACTAAGTTTATAAAGTCTGTATCAAAATTTACAGAGATATTTGTCATATCCAAAGGCAAGGGGAAATTAAAATCCATTGCCTTTAGTTGTTTCATTTCTTCTGACCAGTCTTTAGCAGCTATAAACTCCCTAATATCCTCATGCTGCCAGTTGAGACTTGCAAATATTGCGCTCCGTCTACTTCCTCCCTGCATAACGTTGCGCCCGATTTCATTGACAATGTGCATAAGAGGAACTGGCCCAGAGGAGATTCCACCAGTACGAGATAGTGTGCGGCCCGAGGGACGTAATACACTGTAGTCAACTCCGATTCCTCCGCCTGACATAAGAGCCGATGTAGATCGTTGAGCAACTGCTGCCCACTCTTCACGTGTATCCTCCTCTGCCTTCAAACAGAAACAGTTATTCCAGAAGGATGCCGGTCTACCTGCATAGTATAAGTAGCGTCCTCCGAAAATCACTTTCATATCTTTAAGATATTCAACCAATTGCTTCTGATCGTCTTTAGACATAATATCTGCGGTTAGCTTACCATAACTACAACTGCGATTTCCACAAACATCATTTACTAATCTTTCGCAGAGATTGTCCCAAGTATCATTTGAACCTTGAGCATATTTTTGGTAAAAAATATCTCTGGCAAAGGGAGTTTTAAATCTATCTTTTACCAATCTTCCCCTCCATGATGTGTTAGCCTATGACAGTTAGCACATAGCAAAATACATTTGTCTAATTCTATTTGCATTCTATCCCATTTTAATTGTTTATATCTAGTTAAATCTTTATCCTTATTGGAAGGGTCAGTATGATGAAACTCGAATACAGCGGGAGGATAAGATAAACCGCACTTAAAACAAACACCCCCTTTATATTCTACGGCTTGTTGTTTACGTTCATTATTTTTAACTCTTTGTTTATTGTTTCTCACATCTCTGGTTCTTTCATACCACTCCTTTCTTCGTTCAGCACACTTTTCTTTATTATTGTAGTAATACTTACGAACTTTTTCAATTGCTTTGGCTCGCTCTTCTGGAGTAAAGTCTTTATATGATTTCTGTTTTCGTTTAGAATTTAAATTCGTACTGATCTTCATCCTCCTCTGTCTAATCGCTTTCCGATTCGCCGGGAAAGTCTATGTCCTCCTCAAAGATATGTAGCAACTCATATTCAGTAATAATATCAATTACATCATCAATAGTGAGATGCTCCGCTATCTTTTCCAGTGCTTCCAAAGGTTCATATCTATCCTTGATATACTCACCTACCATCACCACTCCCGCCTATAACATCCCTCTCTTGTCTATCAGTCAGCTTACTGGCGTTCACATCTATTACGTCTGCCATATCCCAACCTACCGTATCTGCAATCCTAGCGACATACCACAATATATCTCCTAGTTCAGAGATAAGTTCATAGGAATCTTGTACGTCTATGATTCCACCTTTGTCTCTAATAATCTTCTTATACTTACCGGCTACTTCCCCTGCTTCTGAACATAGACCTGCTACTAGATAATCCATTGCCCTCTCAGGCGGGTAAATTGCAGTTGTCTTCGTGAAATCCTGATATGAATTAACATCCATAATACCTCCTAGTAGTTGCCATATTTATTTCTATCCTGTCTTGGTATAGTTTCATCCTCAGCTTGTATTATCTTTAACCAAAGATCCATACGTTCTCTATACCAAGTGGGCCATGATGCAACCTTCTTAGTTGCAGCGTCTGCCTGTCTCTCGAACCAGCCCTCTTTTAATTGCACGATTCCACCCCGTGTTTATATCCATGCACGAAGCTGCTGCGATAGTGGAAGCCAATGATTTCAATAAGTTCCGGTTGATGTTGATGCGCTGTCAGCAAAGCTGCCACGTATGACCAGTGTTTATTAGCCAAATCTTCTGCTTTAGATTGCAAGATTCTCTTCTCCTCTCAATGCCCAACGTATTTCATCTTCCTTAAAATGGCTACTTATACCCCTCAGGGAGATGGGAAAGCGTGCTGTTTCAGGAAGTATTTGTCTAATAGTTCCGTATGTTCCTATAGGAACACCATGCTGGTCGTAGTTAGCAATTACTTTGACTCTATCTCCTACTTTATAGTCCATCTATTAAGTTCTCCAAAGATATAGTTGTTAGATCAAACCTACCTTGTCGCCAGATGTTTAACATGCAGATACCACGCCAGTAGTGATTAGCACCACCTTCTGCATATTCATCTTCTCCCTCAAAGAAGCAGCCAACAGTCAATCCTTGTATGAGTTCATCTGTCCCATGTCTCTTGAAGTTCGTTTGCTCCAACCTATGAGTATGAGCAAATACAACGGACTTAGCAGACAAAGCAAGAGCAGAGTGGAGAGCATACTTACCTGATACCGGCTGCTGATTAGCGGCGATAGGAACATGAGTAAACAATATATTATTGCACTCATAGTAACCTTTGTACGGTATAACATCCCAACCCCTCTTGTGTATCTTTAAGTCCTCTACAAGGTCAATATGGCCCTCTAATTGGGGATTCTGTTCGACATACTTATCAACCCAAGCACAGTGATTACCAAGAATAAATACCTTCTTAGGTTTATATTGCTTTACTTTATGATTCTTCTGCTGTTCTTGTAGTTCTTTAATAGGTTTCTCTAGCATGTTCAGTGCTAGATTGCCTGTATCAATCTCTTCCTTATAGCGCCTTCCTTCCATCATAAGTTTCTTACTGGAATCCCAATGTGAGATACTATTCAGAGATAGGAAGTCTCCCATTGAAACAATAACATCAGGTTTCTCTTCACATATATAATTACCTAATGCTCTAAACCGCCGTAGGTCTTGCCCTGGCTTGATGTGAGTATCAGGTATGCATAAGATTTTCGTAGGTTAGTCCTCCCTATCAGGCGCTTTAGTGCCGTCCATTTCATCTAGCAAAGTATATAACACTTTCTTTATCTCAGATACTTTCCTATATCCCTCCTTGCACTTAACTGCACTGTCACACCAATCACTATTCATCTGTCTTTCTGCGTCTCTTAGGTTTCTTGCCAGCGCCACAATCTGTGCCACTTGTGTCAGTGATTTGTTTTTGCTTCCGCGAGGTCGTCCGATTAGTTCCCCCTACTCCTGTTCTATTAGGTACTTAATAGCCCTCTCTATTTTAGTAGCATCATCTTTTAGATGTCCAAGAAAAACATTACACGGAGCACATAGCAGCCCTCTAACTTTCCCACTAATATGATTATGATCTACATGTAACAGGTAAGTCATTTCACGGCCATCTCTTCCGCAAATAGCACAACAATAATTTTGTGATCTTAGCAAAAGATCATAACCATTAAGATCAATACCATACCGCTGTTTTAGTGAGTAGTCCCTAGCTTTCATATAATCATAATTCTGCTCATATTTCAGTGCTCTATAAGATTTAAGTCTTTGTGTGTTTTTATTTGTCCAACCTCTAGTTGAGACAGTTCTACAAGATTTACACCAACTACTTAAACCAGTTCTTCTAGTTCTGTCTTTAGACATTTCTTCTTCGGTTTTACTTTCTTTACATTTTGTACAGATGTACGTATGTTTCTCCTCCCCTTACCTTCTAGTTTACTTTTCGTAGAATGGCACCTAATACAAATCGTCTGTAAGTTAGTAATGTCACAGAAGATGCGTTTGATAATTTCATCCCACGTCATACTTTCTGCTGTCTTATCTAAAGGAATAACACAATCTATATGGTCAACGTGTACTTCCTTTATTCCGAAGGATTCTCCACAGATACAACATCTATATCGTTTACCTCCCTTTGGGCCTAGTTCATCTGTCTTCGCCATATTCAATACTTCTCTGTGAGTTTTACTGCGAGAGAAACATCTACGTATCGCAGAGAGGACTTTATAAAAATCAGCTTTTTCTATGCTGCCTCCCCACCTATAGACAACATAGCGTTTTGATAACCTTCCCAATTATCCACACCACAAGCAATAAGCCAATGAAGTGTTTTAGTGGACGCTTGAAGAAATTCATAGTCACTAACTGGTATAGAAATCATGTTTAATTCATCCTCAAGACACTTACAATTAAATGTAGAGGTATCTGTAGTTGATTTGCACATTAGCTATTTCCTTTCAAATAATCTTTATACTGTTGACAATAATCTCGCACGGAACAAAAATCTGAACATCTCGTCCTCTTACCCGGCCGTTTGACTACAGACATATAACGAGCATCTTCATATTTAGCTTCATTCATATGCTGCCAAGCGTCCTCTTCTGTATCGAAGACTCGTACTGCTGACTTCCGTCCTTCTTTCATAACTGCCCACTTGTTTGGCTGTTCCCACATTTCATCTGGCATACATCTAAAACCAATAGACAAGTCTTCATCAGGTATATCTTCCGCTCCGATATGAACTAACATCTTCCTATGTAGAAACTGTAGTTGTTCCCCCTCTGTCCACAATGTCAGAGGAATAACTTGTATAGGTGTCTGTGGGTATTTACCATCTGCAAGAGCGCGGTTCTTATCCCAATCTCTGAGGATAGCTATGATCTGTAGTTTGTCTACAGTATAACCGTTCTGACGGAATATGTAGGCATAAAGATTTAGCTGTTCCTCCCACTCTTTAACTCGACTACCGTATACTAACGTCCACGCTGAGGTCACTTTGAAATCTTCGATCACTCCATTATGATAGCAGTCTACCTGACCTCCTATCTTTCTATCTAAGCATTCAACATAAAGCCTCTCTTCTGATAAACTTCCAGATGGACTAGCCTGTGGTGAACAGCACTTCCAAACAAACTCCAACATCTGTCCATAGCTTCTTCTGATAACTCCTCAGAATGTCTACGCTTCAGTTGGCATAGTTGTGGTGGCTGTAAAATTTCGGTTACTGAATAGTCTCCGTCTCCTTTCTTATAGGAGTCTGTTGCTAATGCTTTGTAAATTGATTCAGGCAGATTATAGTTATTAGTTATTTGCAAATCATTCTCCGAAACATGGGATAGTTTCTTCCGATTCAAACGTAGGATTCGTACATCTATTCCTGTAATTAAACTGACATTGTTCACAAGGACAATAACCGCTATCGCGGTTCGGGCGTTCCTCACTCATAATTATTCTTGGCCTTAAATCCTCGTATAATAAAATCAGGAGACGTAACTACTTCCACAAGTTTTCCTTCACATTTGTTACAGCGGAATGCTGACTTTAAAGAATGATGACAAAGTATTTCCTCTGTAATCCCACACTCTTCGCATTTGAATTTATATATCGGCAATTACTTCTCCTTCTCAAAGTAAGATTGCATTGCTTCATATAGCTTCTTGGTTTCTTCTCTATTTAAGGAGCCACAACCCCAAGAACTAATCTGATAAGAGCATGTAGAGAAGTCAATAGTACCATCGCTGTTGAAGTCTAAGCAGTAAACATCATCCTTCTCTTTACCAAATAGCACAGACATAAAACCTCCGTTTAGAAATCTAAATGATCTTGGAGCGGCCCCACCGCTCATCGCCGGTCTTCACTCTCGTGCCCCAAAGTATTCCCTCTCCACGCCAAGATCACGTTTTAATTATGCAGGGAAGGGTCGTTCCTCGAACTCACCACCCTCCCCACTGATAGAGGAACTATCCGCAGTAAGAGCATCCAAATCTTCTGACAACGTGAGGTATCCTTCAAAGCTCTTACACAACATAAGAATCTCGGCGGCAGCGGCATCTGGTTTAATTGTCTTCTTCACGGCACCATTAGCAACTAGCGCAGCAAACGTCTCTACTGCTGCTTTGATACAGACTGCTCGTGCAATAGAAAGGTCTTTGTTAGTTGGTTCTTGTAATTGTACAGTTCTACTTTCCCGTTGGGAAGAAGGAGCAGATACTTGCTTTTTAATTTCCCCAATATTCCAATACTTTCCATTCTTAACCATTGTGACTTCAATGAAATCTCCCACCTTCAATTCATTCTGTATCGTCTTATGAACAGGTGCGTTAGTAAAGATGTTATAGGATTTCTCTTCACCCTTTACATCAAGAGTAAGTTTAGTTACTTTATATGAACCCATCTGTACGTTATATTCAATCTTCGAAACTGTTGCTGTCAAATGTTGTCTCCTTTGTTATTGTATGCCCTCTGAATAGATCGTCAGATATGGCTTGTAGTTTCTTTTGTAAGTCTGTCACAGTATCTTCCAGCTCAACGAGCCTTCGCTTTAGCGAATATGTAGTTGGTTCATATGGGTCAGGCATTCAAGTCCTCAATTTCATCTATAGAGATGATTGTTGCTGTACCATATATTGCTGCTGCTCCCTCCGTAATAGCAGTCTCGCAGTAGTCCATCTGCTGTTCATCAGGAACATCTGCGGAGAAATCAATTATGGCCTTGAATCGGGGCATTACTCTTCCTCCTTGGTAACTGTCTTATGAATCTCACATACGTCTATAGAAACAAGTGAAGGAATCTCATATAGTACAACTTTCTCTGCCTCCAGTAGTTCCTCTATACTACCAACCGAAATGGGCTCGCCAACAAATGCGGAACCATCTTTATCCCTATAGATACTGACAAATGTTTTCAAATATATCTCCCGTCAGATGCTTCGCATCCGCCTAGTGTAAGTTACCTTCTGTTTGGGTTTATATCTTCCCAACCACAGTGTTCTGTCGGCTCTGTATACCACCAATAACACCAACCATGATTGGGCGCAGCTTTCCAAACACATTTGCTACATAAATTTGGGTTATTCTCGCCAGCCATTAGCTCCCTCACAGTTTATATTTCTCTAGTTTTCCCCAAGACTCACCGACCTTCACTTCACCACTAAACGGTACGTTACAGGGATAACCAAAGAACTGTTCAATAGATGTACTCAACCCTACTACTCTAGTATATAATGTTTCTGCTACAAAGTCAACATATTTTTCAGGACAATCGAAAACAAGTTCATCGTGAACCATTATTATAAATTTTATATCTGGATACTTGAGGAAATCTTGTTGACAAAGAGCCATCCACAATGCAATAAAGTCAAATGAGGTTCCCTGACGCTTGTGTTACGAATCTACCGATTCCGTAGACTCTCTCTATGTTACCATAGAGGCCAGACTATATCATCACCCACAAGTGGGGTGTCTCCTATTTCCACACTCTCTTGAGGTGTACTCTCTTGCGAGATAGTCGTTGCACCTTCTAATCTTCTAAGCAGATTATGCAATTTCATGTGCTCACTTATAGTCATTAACTGTAGATTAGTAGGACAGTTGTTTATTTTATTACCATCTTTATGGTGAACAACATGCCTAGGTGGTAACTCAGTTAGAGAATTAACTGCGCAATAAACAAGTATATGTTCATATACGCGGCCACCATCAATAGCACCTGTGTACCAGTGCGGAGCAAAAACATGAATATAACCATTGCAATAGCTCGTTTCTATAGCATTTGGATGCTCTGCTCCGCGTTTACCGTACATAGGATTCTTACTACCGACTTTATGATATGCACATAACCTACTACCACGCAGTTTTATATCCTCTTCTGTGTATTTAGTGAGCCAGATTCTCCGGATAATATCGAGACTACGTTTATACTTCTTGCACAGAGCACGCGTGCCGGTATTACCATTAAATTCTACAATGAGTGCATCTTCCTCTGCCTTAGACATGCGCAAGTAATTCATAGCTACCTCCTAACTAATATTATAACATGAAAGACACGCGCTTGTCAATGAAAATTAGCTTGGCTCAGGATTATCCTATTAGGACTTCCCCTGAATTAAAGAGATTATTCAATGTGTGTTACCACACAAGGCCGCTATTACTAACGGGATAATTACAAACCTCAGCCCATTTGTACTGCATTCCATCTCTCGTTTTATACTGTTTAAAGCGCCATATTCGCCCTGTGACTGGACTTTTTAATTCACCTGACCTCTGCACCTCCTTATAGTTATTTTTCTGCCATTTCCCTAACCCTTTGTACTTAGCATAATAATTATCCATAATCTTTTCCCACTTCTTGAGTGAGAAGTTAGGCATCTTACTGTCCATGTAGAAAGCATAGGGAGTCCCACCATACAAGGCTCTGAACGAAGTTACTTTCGCTGCTGTCCTGTTATCATCAGTCAGAGGAAGTTCCATAACCTCAGTACAGTTCATTGCATGTGCATCTACTCCATTCCAAATTTCTTGCAGCATAGCTTCATCTTGTGAGAGGAGAGCCGCTACACGTATCTCGAGCTGAGAAGCATCGCAAGATACTATCGGCATATTAACTACACAATTCTATAAACTTATCACCAGCTTTCATATCCTCCACCGGGCCGCAATAACACCCACTATTAACGTGCTCGTCTGTCAATTTTCTTATGAAGGCGCTACTAACCTCGTAAGTTGTTCCAGATGAGGAACATACAAAAATAACTGGAAGATGCAATACCTTCTCTATATCCATCTGTACCAATGCTCTCCTAAGATCGCCATATGTCATAGTGTTCTCCTAGTATCTGCTAATAAATATTCTTTTGACCGGCCCTGTATTCCCTCTAGGCATATTAGTTCCATTGGGGTTGGAACTACTCAACCTACCTGTTCTCGTTATGCAATTATTCATGGAGGGATGAACAGTATCATCTGGACATAGCCTTTCTACTATCCCATCGAAGTAAGTTGACTTCAACTTGGATAGTTTAGCTTTCTCTTGGAACAGTTCTAAGATGCGCTTCTGAGCAGGGGTCGTACATTTAAGGCTTTTAAGGGCTTCCGCGTCTGTGGAGTACACACCTTCTTTGGAAGTTTCAGCAGATGGCCGAAAGCCCAATCCTTCGATTCGCACATTAGATACACACTTCCGAAAGTAGGAACGGATAGAACCATCCTTACGTGGTTTCTCAACCAGTTCTTGTCCTTCCTCTCGTATATATCCACCATATAGGATTGCCGAGAGCTGGTCTTTGCTGTTAAGGTTAAGGCTATTCGTATCAATTCCGATTTCAGTTCCGAGCAGCTCGTGTATTTCTCTGTCGATATTACTAAGTTTTCGCCCATACTCTTCTCCATAGCTTTCCGCTAGAGTTCTATCAACCTTCATTCCATTGTATTCAATTGTTGCAAGTACTTTGCATAATTCGAACTGTAGTGTTGAAAGTGCCACCAAGTTCTGCGAGACAAGCTTGTTGCATTGCTGCTGATATAATACAAGAGCGTTAATACAATCCTGTTCACAATAAGGCAGAAGAATATCCGCAGGGATTTCATCAGTTTCATAACCACTCTCCCAAAATACTTTGACTTTATCTATCTTGTCTGAGATACCATAATCTTTACTGAGTTGTTCAAGAGTTAATTCCCCCCTTCCCCCTTGTTGTCCTCGTAAGAGATATTCCGCAACTTGTGTGCAAAAGACTTTGTATCTAGAGATATTAATACCATAATGCAGTAGCCAAAGAAGATCGAATTTAATATTATGAGCAACAATACGAGTAGCACAATCAAGTTCATACTTTATCTCCGAGATACTTTGTGCATGAGACTGCTTACATTCTGGATGATTCAGCAACCAAGTCCTAGTTGTCCCATCTTCCCTCGCAATTCCAAGACATACTGCGTAAGCATTGCTGCACCAGGGGAATGAGTTGGGCAGCTTCGTGACCTCCCAATCAAACGATATTACTGACGTTAGTCACCTCCCGTATTTTTCATTGTACTCCCTAACTGCTTGGTTAATTTCAAAGATATGTTTAGGATCACCTACATAACAACTATTAGTATCTCTATGTGGTTCCTCTCCACGAACATATAGTTGTTTGTCATATGTTAATAGTTCTGGACAGGCACAAGATTCAAGTTTCCAACCATTACTGGCTTTAAAGCGACAGCCATGTGGTGTAAAATCAGCTTCTCTATGTGTCTGTTCTGCTATGTGTATATAAATATCTGGCCCATCGTATGTGTATTTAACAGTTAGCTTTCGCATCAATCCTCCTTATCCCACATCTTTATAGCGCCCCTTTTGAGGGTCGATCAGAACCGTATGCTTTCCATGTGTGCCTGTTAGTTTGTTCTTACACAGATGAATGAAGCGGAGTTCCTCGTCACCCTCTGCGAATGAGCAACCTATACCAATTATAACGTCGAGTTCCCCAGGTTTTCCAGTTTTACTATTGTTCATCATATCCATTGACAGCCACTTTTTACCTTCAGCTTCACCAGATGCTTGTCCCACAGTAATTATATCACACTTGTGTTCCTTACCAAGCTCACGATAAATCTGATATAGTTTCTGTAGTCTGTCTGCGTTACTATGGTCGCCGTCTTTAGGAAAGGATACCTTGTCTCCTTGATCTATGATAACAATCCGAGGCTTGTGCTTCTTCAATGCCTTTTTAATAGCAGAGATAGATATGGAGGCATCATCATAGATTTTTATCTTGTCTCCACCACGTTCCTTAAATAACTCCTTTGCTTTCTCTACGTTGGAGACAATACTACTTGTTGCTGCGTTCAGACAAGACTGGTAATTACGCAGCTTAATCTTCCCACCTTTCTCCTCATTGTTAAAATGGATGATACACTCATCTTCTTTCAGTTGGGAAGCAAAGTGTGTTTCTTCTGATGATAATAAAGTTGTCTTTCCTGTCTCTGGTCTAGCGAAGATGTGTATAGCAGCACCACCGCGTAATGGCCCAATGTCTTTGTTCAGACAATTCAAGCGCCAGTTGATGCCTTCACCAGTGACGTTCTCTTCTAACAAACTCTCAAGATCATCCTCCACGAAAGGATTATCTTCATCCTGTTTCAACTGACAGACTTCCTCGTATTCCTCTATCAGTTTCTTAACATCCTTGATAATATCAAAAGCAGAATCTTCAAGGACAGGAAGCAGAGCATTAACTATCTTGTTGCTGTACTCCTTCTCTATCAGGTTCTTAACGACAGTGTGCGCTATCGTCTCAGAAACATCTAGCTTCTCTAGCCTATCGAACAGAGAATTGAAGAGGTCAGCGTCCTTGATGTTAGGGTTGTTGTGGAAGAACCACAATCGTAACTCGTCCAGAGAAATGTATTCATGGGTTTCTATGGTTCTATAATATTCTCCTATATTGTTTATAATAAATAGAGATTCTTTAGATATATTATTATTACTAATATATTTTATATATTTATTATATAGTTCTTTATTAGATATAATAATCTTTATAATACACAGCTCAGTCATAAATGTCAAGCCTTTTCTTTGGCTGTGAAATTATACTGACCATCGTTCCAGAATGTGAATTTGCCAATACCTTCAATAGTCATATAAACAACACCATCTTCTGCTAAATCAAATTCTAAACAGCACGTATTAAAAGCCTTCATTAGTTCCTGCGCCGCACGTTTTATTTCATAGACTTTCATCTACTCTCTCCTTATTTAGAAATCTAAATGGCTTATCGCATTCTCTACACACTGCCTCTACTTGGCGGTGCATCGCAAGAGGCACAGACTGCTTCATCTCAGTGGCGAATCACAAGATGAGCACACGGCATACCAAACAATGTTTCTCTTACTGTCTCTGTACGTATGATAGATATAGAACTCCTTACATTCTCCTGCTAATCTCTTTGGACACTTCTTACAATCACCTTTGCAAGACTCCTTCTCACAGATATAACAGCGTGTTGGTTTTAGAGAGTCACTTCCCAAGTCTCTTTCCTTTCACTACCAGCAAATATTAATTATATACGTGCCCATTTCAATTATACCTTTGTTTGCTAAATCATTTAGATAATTGTAAGTTGCACCATAGTCTTGGTCTTTATTCGAGAGGCAGTCCAAATCATATTCAGTCAATACACCATCCACATCTACCTCAAATTGCGAATCATTACTCATCTCCTGAGAAGCAACAATACTAAACTCATTTGTACCATTGAAGTAGTACTTGTTAATCAGTTTTTCTACATCATTATAATCAACCCGTATAACTACTTGCTTTGTTCCTTTAAGCTCCATAAACAGCCTCCAATGTTGTTGTAATTATATACTCTATTTCTTCTTCAGAAAATGAGTAGTTGGTGGTATAGAAGACTCTTAATTCAGATTCCAATTGCTGCCTGGATTTCTTCATAGGTAAGTTCCTTCGGGTCTAACTCCGTTATGATTGACTTGCACTTCTTTCCTGTGAACAGTTTGATCTTGTTACAGAACTTGATACTGGACATGCGTTTATCATAATCAAGGAACATAAATATTGTATCATACTGCCCTGCTTTTTGCAAGACTTTTGTGGAAAGGTGTGAGCCGAGTAAGGGAATTGCGTGTATCTGCCGCCCTACTTTTATCGCATCCAAAATCCCCTCTACGATAGCGACTTTATTTCCATCAGCCCCCTCTCCGTGTAAGACAACGGCACAATCTTTACTGCTTCGTACATTCAAGTACTTAGGATTATCCCGTGTTGCCTTACCCAAGTTACGACCTTGCCAGAAAACAAGTTCACCCTCCTGATTGTATAATGGTAGGATTAATCTATTCAGTTTCTCTGAATATCCGAAACGATACTTCCTGATTTCATCTTCTGTAATGTTATATCTGCCAAGCCAGATGCTACCGGCACTAGGAATGTTACTGCTGTAGTCATAAGGCAGATGCAAAATAGTACTACCATTGCTATTCTTGCTTCTTTCCATAAATCGTTCATATAATCTCTCCTTTGTTTCCTCTAGTGAGGCCGCTCCTTTAAAGGGTTTAAAAGCGGAGTAACCGCAATTAAAACAGTTGTATAAAGTTCCTTTGCGAGTACGCTTTACGTATAACCTATCTCGCTCATCAGGCGTAGACGCGCCGTACTTTAGGCAGTCTATGCCGTGAGAGTACCTAACTTCTTGGTCGAGTGGAAGTGACACGAGCAGTCCTCATATTAATATACTCCTCATATGTATTAGCGATTGTTGATGTTGGCTGCACCATAGCCTCATCTAACAAAGAACTTGTAACCATAACCAACTCATCTTCTTCTTCTACTGGATAATTATAAACAGGTTCAGATACCTTGTTCACCAACTTCTCTCCGTTAGATAACATTATATCCATACAGACAGAGCATTCGAAGAGAGGGACAATCTCATATTCTTTTGCTTCACCGATCTTTATCATCTCTCTTCCGCAACACGTCGCCTCGGCGAGGGGTTCTAGTGGTTTATTTGCTACATCACGTTTACTTACATAGAATCTACGAGAGCCATTAGTGCAGAGTAAGGTATCACCAGGACACAATTCCACAATAGTAACCTTATCCCCATTTTGAAATCTATGACCGCTAGTATTCCCAACAACAGTAACTGTATCCCAAACTTTAAAGCTCATTGTATTTCTCCCCAAGTAAGTTCTCTATGTCAAGAAGTTCCGTTAAGTCCATGTCTTCATCTTCCAACAAGGAACGGTTGTAGTCAAAGACGACTGCCATACAAGCATTACATAGTTCCGGGTCACCTATCCCATCCAACGGTGAGTCGCAAGCGCGACAATGAAGTCCAGGTCTTAGCATTGTTCCTCCCTAAATCCAAACAGAACGGTCTGTTCAGCTATAAATATTTTACCAGCCTGTATCTTTGCCCAAACTTCATCTGGAAAGTGTTTACTTGTCAAATACTTACAACCATCCCATCCAAATCTATCATCATAGAAAGATAAATGAGCATACTCAGAATCATACTTTTTTATTCTGCCCTTTATATTAAGTAACATTTAATTGCCTCCACGTATGCAGCAAGAGTTGTTGGGCTGGATATTCCAGGGGCGCTATTTACTTCCAGCACCACTGGCCGTTCGGTTCTTTTCTCAAGGACAAGATCAACTGCTCCGAAGTCCAGACCAAGCGCCTCGACAGCCGCCCTTGCTTGCTCAAGAGCAGGTTCACCCAACGCAACTTGATTGCGTGCAAAGACCCAACCACCCGCAAGATTGCGAACATCCATGTTAAGACTCTCGTTCTCAAGTGCTTCATCCCTCCTTCGTTTCTTCTGAACATCCACCACTTTGTAATCACCTTGGGGATTACGAAATACGTGAACCCTATATTCGCCTTTCACTTCTATTCCTACGGTGTAGAGAGGTGCGTCTACCAGCTCCTCGATAGAGGAGGCAACAACTATACCAGAACCAGAGTGTCCTGTCAACTGTTTTCTACAGTAAACTTTTTTTCCAGTAGCAACCCAATGGGTAGCCATACGCTTGTCAACTGTCCAGGCAGGGACATTAAATAAATCTCCCTCGGCAGATAACATAGTAGCACCCCCGCCCTCGATAAGAGAGGCCCTAAACGTTTCCAGCTTATTTGCTGCCGTCCTTACTGAACAGGGTTCATTAAGTCCCAGTTCACCACAATCAGGGAATCTCCAAGGCCAACCAGTACTGCTGCCCCAGTTAATTATCAGATGATCTGCTCTTGGTTTATATCTACCATCTGTACGGACACGTAAGCAGTCCACCCCTACACCTTGCAGAGCAAGTTGGAGATTCTTCGCACCTTCACTGTGAAATTTATACGGCCATAATCGGATTTTCATTCGGTCAATTCTCCTCTCAGTTGTTCAAGAATATCATCCAGAATAATCTCTTCCACACTATCTGTCGGTGCTTTCCACCACAGCGGTAGGAGAACATCTCTTAGAAAATCCGCTTGGGCTTCGCTCAACTCAACTTTCATACCACCTCCTGTACCGGACTCAACAAGCCTGTTTATTTATCTTAGCTCTGACAGATTCAATCGTTGATTTAATTTCCTCTGTCTCCACGACAACATCATGAGCAACAGCATACTCCAAGCAATCAATGCAGATTGTGTGCGTATAGTGTTCTTCCACTACCTCCACCATCTCTACTTCAGCACACCACTCATTACACCATTTACACTCCACTGTCAGAAGCGTAGGCTTGTACTCTATCTGCTTTGTATCGTACTGTGAACGACAGAAAGCATTGCAGAAATTACCAAGTACATGACCTGTCAAATCATTACCACAATGCAAACATTCAAAAGAGTTAGCATCTGCCTCCAAGTGTTTCTCCTTACAATACTGTGAACAATAATGGAACTCTACCTTATCACGATACAACGTAATATGCGTATTGTCCTTACCACAGTAATCACAAGGATGTTTCTTATAACTATTCACCCACTTGCTCTTGTAAATATCCTTACAGTTCGCAGAACAGAAGTTTACATTATTAACATTAGCATACACATTATTACGAATCCAATTATCACATTGAAGACAGCGATCTGTATGTGTGTAGGTCTTGTAATAGCCTGAATCATAATGACTTTTACGAGGTTCCCACAGAAGATTTGAGTACCAGATACCCTCCTTCCAGCTACCCTTTGTTTCATTAAAGAGTGTGATTTCTCTGCTTCGCTTATCCAGCACCGCAAGTTTAGAGAACCCAATGTACTCCTCAATCATCAGCTTGATTGCCTCATTGCCTGTCCAACCATCCGGTAGTTTCTGCAACACCAGTTCGTTGAACATCTGTGTATCTGACTTGATCTTGTCAGGACAATCATCTATCTTTGATATAACACCGTTATGAATGAAAGCAATGTTCTCATCCACTTTAAATGGGTGACAGTTGAACAAGTCCTTGGTTCCATGCGTCTTGATGCGGAAGTGAATCAGCATAGGACTGTCAGGATGCTCAAGCTGCACTGGCTCGAACTCTGCATAGAAAGCATCGAACTCCATGCTCTTATGTATGCGTAGTTCACCGGCACTATTGATGTAAGCAAACCCACATCCGTCTGGATTTTGTGTAAAACACTGTTGTAATGTTTCTTTATCTATAACTTTTCCTACTGGTTTTGCTATTGCTACGCACATCTACTACCTCCTCATCGTTTGTTGTTTAGAAATCTAAATATAGTTTTTCTGTTTCAAGAACGTGATAAGATTGTTGTAATACACTGGTTCTTTCTGCACAAACTCCACAAACTTCGGCACTGTCAGGTTAGTAATGGAACTTACTTTGCAGAACTTATACAGAGCATGAACAAACTCCACGTTCTTGGAGAATTGAGCAGCCGTTATTGCTCCTTGAAACATACGGACTTCCACAGTATGCTCCGGCTGTAGATTTACCTGCCCCCTGTCTCCACCTGATTTCTCTATTGCTTTAAGAATCATCCCATCTTTCTTTACAGCAGAACAATAATCGTTGGGATGCCGCTCCGCTATGACTGTTGCAAAGTCCTGGTTTTGTTCAAGAAACTGCATGAACTTGAACAGTTGTGCGTTGCTGAAGGCATCTTTGCTTATGTGTACGTGCATACCACATTCATCAGAATACACATACTTTTCTGATACATTGAATATGTTATTGAGCGGGAAACTTTCTTTGAAATACTCAAACGTAAATGGGTGTGTAACAATCTCAAAGCCGTGGTGAACGGAAGCATCCTTCTTCATATAATAATAATCTTCTTCCGGGTCTTGTTTCTGCAATTCCTTACAGACACGGAGTTTTGCTATTGTTCCTTCTTCAAAATTAACTTCATTCTCCACGCCGAAATAAGTCTGTCCTTCAACGAAAGACGGTTTGAACTTGCCTTCAGGCTTGTAGTGATAGCGTTTTATTGTACCAAACTTTTCTTCAAACAGACACGTACCACACAGATGAATATGAGCGTCTGCTGCTTGAGAATGTGAGGGAAACGTATAATTGACTAGCGCCTCAGATTCTCCACAACAGTCGCAATATCCAGTAGTTAGATGTCTTTTGCAAATAAACTTGCCGGGATAAATCTCCTGCAACGTACTAGTAAAAACCAAGTTACCACAATGATAACACCGTTTCATATCAGCAGCGCAGGTCTTACAGGCACTCTTGGTTGTTAGGTAGTTCTTCCTTGTATGCCACGCCTCACAATGAGAACAGAAATAGAACTCATTTTGCTTAACGCATGCCATACAAACATCCCCAATGGGAGTTTTCTCTAACGTCTTGTGTAGTTTACCACAAGAATTACAGGGCTTGAGTGTTATAAGACATGACGGACAAGCATTGTCTTTTAGTTCTACTCCACCCGCGCCACAATAATGACAGATTCCAGTAGCACAGGAAGCACAGTACATATTTCCCACTTGAGCATGGTAAATACCATTAATTCCTACGGTTTTACAACTACCACAGATAAAAGCATTGTTGATACAGACAGAACAGATACAGGCTTTCTGATTCTTCGGAAGATGCTCTATGATTTTACCTTCATTACGACCACAAAATTGACACAGCATGCCATTTCCTCCTCGTCATTTGTTATTACTCGTAGTAAACGTCCAGGCTTCTCCTTTCAGTCGGAAACGCCTAGTGACGCTTAAGTTTAATTACATTCGCATTGATTCTCTCGGCCATAGGTACACGTAATTGTTTCTGCCTCACCGGCAGACAAGCTGCCTGGGAGTCTCTGGTAAGCATGTGTGTGTATGTGTGAATTGATACTCCCCTTAATACTCTTTCCTCAAAACACATAGCAACCCCCTATCTTTGAATATAACTGTGCGGCATTGTTCCTGATAATATTGCATTCCCACAAGTTATCCTACCAGCATCTTCAGCATGGCTGGCAATGAAGGTTAAGACATCAAAGCCTACTTCTTGTAATGCTTTTGCGTGGTGCTTGTATGGGTATGGTGTAGTATAGTCACCTATTGTTTCTATACCATTTTCTATTGCAACTGCTGTTTTGTGCATAGGTGTTAGCTTACATATAAACTTACGAGGGTCAAACAGTTTACGGAGTTTTTGAGCATCAATCTCATAGCCAGCAACAGCAAAGTTTAATGTGATTTTACGTCCTTTGGGAAAATCCAAGTTTGCTGCAAGGACAGAGATATCCTCTAGCGTGTGTGCATTCCCAGAAAACATTCCTTCACGTTCACTCTCACTGGTAGAATTGATGGAGAGTTGTAGTCCAGCATCCCCACGATAATCGTAGTTTTTGATTTCCATCCACTCAGCAAGAAAGTGTGCTAGATTAGAATTGCGTCTAGGCATCATGGTAGAAACTACTGGATGTACTAAAGAACGCCCAATATAGGGCCGCACTTCCCTCTTGAGCTTTCTCGTACACTCAAGAACCGCAGGATTCCAAGTAGGCTCCCCCATACGTGCAAAATGCACATTAAGGCGCTTAGTAGCAGCTATCTCAGGATGTAGTGCAAGACCTGCATAAACTTGTCTCAGTAGATCGGCGCAGTCAGCGTTTTTACCTGGCCCTACTTTTGGAACATCGCAAAAAGTACACCCCATAGAACAACCGTATTGAGTTGAAATTGTGATAACCCATTTTTCAGATAAAGGTAGTAGCGATGTTGCATCTTGAACAGGTTTATCCTGATTTAGATTAACATCAGCGCCATAATCTGAAAGAGAAAGACACTCAAGCATTCCTTGTTGAGTTTGTACCACAAGTATATTACCTGTTGGCACTTCTAAATTTAATACTACTGCCATGCGGCCTCCTAGTGTTTAGATTTCTAAATAGTGATGTTGATTGGTGCTTTAAATTTGATCTTCTTCTGCGGAATAATTCTTCCCTTCTCGTCTGTCTCAATTATACACTTACAGCGACTGCAAGGTACGAGACAGGAACAAATTGTGTTTGGCTTACACAACAACGTATCCTCCTTTCAGCTTAATTAAATAATTGTGGATACGTTCAGGGGTTGAAGTCCTTTAGCAACGGCTTTAATTAACCCTTCAACTATCTCATCACATACACCATTTCTTACAGCAGCTTCCAAAGCCTCCATGAAACAAAGTGCCTCTTCCTCATATTTGAAATCTATAGTTATAGCAAATGGTCTGAATGTTGCTTGATCTAACGTTGTTGTAATTTTCATACTACCCCCCATAACAGATACCTAAGTATCTGTTCGTCTAGTCGGATGCAAAGCATCTGACGTCTCAAATTGACACCACTTTAGATTTTGTGGATGTTTTGTGTTCCAATCAGCACAGGATTGACAGGCTAGTGTGCCACCCATAATGTACCCATTAACACAGTAAGCACAACTATGCTCTGTATGTCCTGGTTTACCATAATCTACACATGCCATAATATGTTTACTCCTTTGGCTCAAAGAAACATCCCTTTATTGGGTTCTCCGACTTTGAATGACAGTGTGAACATATACCATTCCTGAACTTTTCTTCAAATGGCCTATCCCATACTAAAGAACCATGCACACAGTCACAACAGCTATGTGTACGGTGCTTTAGTGGAGCGGGATATACAGCCCAATGTAAGCAACCCATCAGTATGCTTCCTCCTGTCGGATGTGGAGCATCAGGCACCCCGCTTAAAGTAATACACAACATACACTAAGGTCGCAGAAACAAAAGGCAATATCTTTGGAAGATTAGTTAAAATTCCATGTTGAGGGCAGAATAATCCCTCTCTGATAATTTCGAGCATTTACATAAACCCCCTAATTGTAATTAGTTGTTTGGTTTACCGATCGTTTGACGCAAGTCAAATGATTCCACAAAATTCTTTCTCTTGTTCGGTTAATATCTCGTCATATTCCACTTGGCAGGACTCCTCCTGGCGGAGAAGATAATTGAGATGGGATTCTTCGATGAGATTTCTTCGGTGGGTTTTGAAAGCAGGTGACATTTGAATGACGAGTTTGGTGTTGGTGGGATTCATGCGATGATACCTCCTTTTGATTAACCACTCTGCTACTTGCATAGCAGGTTGCATTGAAATATAAAACCTCTCTTACTGCGCCAGTGTAATTACACATAATTTGCCTTCCTTTTGTTTTACGTTTACTGTCTAGAATGTGCATTTAGAAATCTAAATAAGCATAACTAAAGCAGTCAGCGACTAAAGCATTCCCCTTCTGTAAATAATAATAACCAATATCGCAGTCAAGGGTATTATATCGCTTTTGAGTTGCGAAAATATACCAATGGAACTCTACTCTATCCAAACTTGATAAATACAATATACCCTCCTTTCTAAATATACCCTTTAAAGCCTCAAATTGCCCCTACAAGCTGTTTTCTCCCTTTAGGGAATACTAGGATATACCTTTGCATATCAAAACGGCTTATAGGTCAAATTTGAGCTTCTTATCGGACTGAAATAGTCATCTTGGTTCCCATGACTTGAAAAGGCAATTGCAGAAAAGATGAAAGGCCCGTGAAAAATCACGAGCCTTCCAAACGTTTCCAGAATGGAAATGTTATTAAGCAGCTTTACGGCCCTTGGTAGTAATTTTAACTGACGGCTTAGTTACCTTTTCACCAGCAGCGACACCATTGGCGACGAGCAACTTTTTAAGAGCATCAATATGCTCTTTCGCCTTGCCAATATTCGTAAAATCGCCGCTTGTCACGCGTTGTGCAAGCTGTTCAATGAGAGTAGAGGCGCGTAGTTCAGAAATACTCTTTGCAGGAACAACAGGACGACCAGCAGCTTTCAATGCTTCTATGATTGTATCGCCGTCCGTTTTAGCAAGCTGAACAAAGGCCGCTGCTTTCTGCTCGGATTTCAGCGATTTAAGCTGTTTTTCATTGACATTACCTTTCATATCGAAAAGCCGGGGATTAGGTGCTTTTGCATGTGCGGCACGAATAGCTTTTGTTGCCGCGCGTTCGATACCGGCAAGTTTCTCGTCGGTTCGCTCCTTCTTGGGAATTGTCGCAAGCAATTCGGATTTCTTAGCTTCAACTTCCGCCTGGAATTCTTCATTCTTGTGTTCCCGTAAAGTTTGCATCTTAAAACCGGCATACCAATTAGAGAAACGATTGATAGCATCATAGGCCGTTACTTGTTCTTCAGAAAGTTTCCCCTCTTTCTTCATTGTTGCGACAGAAGAAAAAGCGGTATCTACTTTCTTAGTGCCACCCTCAACAATGATTTCAGTTTGGGGCCATACTTCAAAAAGTGCAGAGAAATAGCCCGTAATGCCAGGGAAGTTATCCGGATACAGGAAAGTCAGTTTCCCTTCCTTCTCCGCAATGGTATAAGGCCACTCTTTATGCAGAACAGCAGCAACGTCTGCATAGATTTCGCCCTTGCGCTTGTCCATCACGTTCGCTAGCAGAAGCATCTCTTTTACGTTCGCGCCCTTGCCAATTTGCCCCACTGCCTTTACTTGCTCTTGAAGTTTTCCCATGATATAACCTTTCTCCGGTATTTATATTGCGCCTTTGCCGGAGGCGCGTATTTGCTAGACTAGCTAGCAAGGTGCATTTAGAATTACTTCTAAGAAGTATTTAGAAAACTAAATACCTGGTTTTGTTCCCAAATTACTATTATGGAACAATTATAACACAACGTAATTTGAATGTCAAACAGAAAGTTTTACGAGTTTCATTCACTCGATACCTTAGAGACAGTAAGAAGCATTTCAGAATGGTACTTTTCACCACAGGCTACACACCAAAATATTAGCTCATTCTTTGCCAAGTCCAGCTCAACATGAAACTTGTCTTGTTTGCACTCACATACTATAACCATGATTATTTCCCCCCGTTTCTAATATCTTTTAAGAGTTCTAGTGTTTGTTTCTCAGCACAAGGCAAACAAAGCGGATCAAGATTTGCGCTACTAACATAAATCTCGTTTACTTTAAACTCATGTCCACAAACAGCACAATCGAACTCTAAATCGCCATACCGTTTTGTTATTTCTCCAAAATAGTTCATAACTAGTACCCTCCTCTTGAGTTCATTCCGATAGTTGAAATGTATACAACAAACAATACGACGACAGTGCCTAAAATCATGAGTATCATGCCCTAGTCTCCTTTCATTTGCGTCTATGTATCAGATAAAGAACCAGGAACACAACAAGCCAATAAATCAAGTAATAACAAGATTCACAATTCTTAATGGATTCTAGCATGTTACCTCCTAAACAAATGTTTTTGATTGTCTTCGCTTTGTGCTGCCGTTGTCTACGCCTTGATTGTATCAGAAGAAAATAGATATGTCCAGATAAAAGATTACCGATAAATAAAAACATTTGCTACGCAAACGTTCTGTGTTTAGAAAACTAAACGACGCGCCCGGACAAGCCCGGTCTTATCTTCTATCTATATATTATATAAGATATAGATATAAAATATATAAGATATAAAACTATATAAAAGAAACATATATAAAACCTATATAAAGAATATATAAGAAACATATATAAAGAAAATATATAAGAATCTTATATATAAAATATATCCCCCCAAGGGATATATTTTTATAATATAATAAAGACTATATAAAAGAATATAAGAATCTTATATAATAACAGACTTTCTTTAGAAAGTCAAGTAGAATCTAATGAGAATCTAAACAATTTCTTCTGAAAGAATTAACAAGCATTTCTTCTGGACCACAGATGCAAAGCATCCGTGCGGAAGTTCTTCTGCAAGGGAAAAGAATTGCCCCTCCCCCATATTGGCCGTTTTACCCCCTCCCCACGACAGATGTTGCACATCCGTCTGGACATTTAGGTTTCTAAATGTCAAATAGCGTCAATATCTTGACATTCATTAAAATATATGGTATAATATTAGTATGGAAGTGATTGCTGTACTGAATAAACAAAGGTCTTATGCCAAAGATAGTTGATAAAGAAAAGATAAAGATACTTAAAGGTAAAGGCTTATCCCAAAGGGAAATAGCTAAGATAGTAGATTGCAATCCTAACACTGTTAATACTGTTTTAAAGCTATCAGACAGTGAATCTAAAAGCCTTGAGGCATTCAACAGAGACCTTCCAGCACATCTAACTAAGGTTATATCTAAGCTAGTAGCTAGATTTCATGAGATAGACCTTGATAAAGTATCCCCATATCAATTAGCTGGTATGTTGTCATTGCTCATAGATAAGCAAAGACTATTATCCGGCCAATCAACAAGTAATCAACAGATTCTATTTCATATTGTGGAACAGGCTTGTAAGAATAAACATGGAATGGAAAGTGAAGGGGTAGACTCATCTCTTGAAAGAGAGACCGGGGGTAGCTAATGAAGGGGTGGGGTGTTGGGGTGTTTAGTACCTCCTTAACCCGTGTAATTTTAAAAGAACTATTTTCCTAGGGATATTAGGGAGATAACTACGATTTGAGGAACTCAAAGCGTGTTTATAAAGATAGGGAACAATAAATCCTTCAAATATTCAAGGAAACGGGGTTCTAAGACCGCTACCCATAGATACGTTTCTGATGATAGATACACTGTGAAAGTACTTATGACTGAAGATGGAGTGAAGATTCTTACGGAAGATGGATTGGAGATAATAATTGAAACCTAATAAGTTTATTTGTACGATAATGTTAGGGATAGCAACTCTATCTTCTATCTGTTTTGCAACAGAAGGGATTAAAGGCTCCGCTCTACCATCCGCAACGACAGGTGGGGCATCTGACACTGTTATAGTTATTCAAGATGGCGTTACAAAGAAGCTCCCTTTAGGGAATATTCCTCATAATAATCTTTCTGGACGGACGACAGCGACAGCACACCCGACAAGTGCTATTACAGGTCTTGATACAGCCCTTGCAGGGAAAGAGGCTTTGTTTCCTAACCGCACTACGCTGCTTAAATTCGGAGCAGGGCCAACTTATAATGGGGTTGCTATAGGTGGTGGGTCTGGCCACAGTATTCAAGATGAAGGGTTGGACGTAACTACTAGAGATACATTGAATTTTACTGGTGCGGGGGTAACTGTTACGGACGTAGCTGGGAAGACAACGGTAACTATTCCTTCTGGTGGGGGTGTAAGCTCCTTTAATAGTCGTACTGGTGCAGTAAGTCCACAGTCTTCTGATTACTCTTCTTATTATAAAGATATAACAAGTTTTAACGAGTACACCTCCGCAGGTGGGGGCAGGGCTACGGTGGATGGGGTGGCGGCGGGGTATGCCAATAAGTTTAAAGTGGACTCAACTAGCAAATACTACAAATGGCTATATGCCGACAACAACGTATATTTTTCAGCAGCAAGCAAGCATTACCGAGACGCTTCGGCAACTATAAAGATAGGCACGACTTATCACAAATATATGACTCGGGACACCTCTATTGAAGAGGTAATTGACACTGAAGTATGCCATTGGTCTGCCCCCACTCCTGACGGCCCGTGGACGGAGACGAGCACCGCAGTCCTGACCAAAGGGGCAAGTGGTAAGTTTGACGATGTTGGTGTGTATGCCCCTGAAATACAGGTTGTTGGAACCACTATTTACCTGTTTTATTCAGGCGTTGGCGATGTAGATTATCCGAACAATCCCGCAGCAACCGGGGTCGCAAGTGCTCCAACCTCTACGCCTACAACTTTTACCAAGCTCAACAGCGGTAATGCCATTCTCTCCCCAACTGGAACTATTACTGATTGGGACGGGCTAAAGGCAACTTCTTTTAGACCTATTCTGATGGCCGATGGTTCGTGGCGAGGCTACTACAAAGGTACAAGTGTTCCATCTGGCGTGTTGTCTGGTGGGGAACGTAAGCGAGTTTATGGCTATGCTACAGCAACAAGCGGTGGCTTTCCCCTTACCTGGACAAAAGCTACTGCCAACAATCCTATGTTTGGACACGGGACAAATGGAGCACCTGCCAACAGAGACGTGGATGATGCAGTTCCTTTCTTGATTGACGGTGTTTACTACTTATTTACTTCTTTATTTACCGCCGACCGCGCTAACCAAGACGGCCTTTGGTACAAGTCAGCAAACGGGGTGAATGGTTGGATATTTGCGCCAGAAATGCCCAACATCTATTTTAATGACCTCACAGGCACCGCCTTTGAAAGTTGGTCAGTAGGTTTCAATGCGGGGATGCTTGATGGTAGGTTAAGCGAGATTACAGTGTCGGGCGCGTCCGCCAGTACCGGGGAATGGTTATCAACCGCTATATATCCGGTTTCTGCTGTAGGCAGTAAAATAACAGATACTGAGGATATTGTTTATACGGCTACCGATTTGACAAAACAGTATAGGGTGTGGGCGCGACAGTTCGGAGCCGATAGGCTGATAACTCTTCCTACCACACTTCCAACCGATGATGAAACCTATGGGGCGGGGTGGAACGGGGATGTTTCTGCTCCAAGCAAAAATGCGGTTTACGACAAAATTGAGACACTGAGTGTAAGTGGACTTCCGTCCGAGGGAACTTATTATAAAATAGACGACACCAATAAAAAATTTAGTTTTGGCACTACCGACACCACATATTTCTACCAGATACAACAAGACCAAACTACAGATGGTGCGCCAGCTTCTGTGTTCATGACGGCTTACACAGGTGCTCATACAAACTCCGCTAATTATAGTGCTGCATGGTCTGGAAGGACTGCTAGAGGCACTTCGTCAGCTCCGAGACGAACTAAAAATGGTGACATTCTATACGTAATGTCAGGGCGGGGTGCGTATGCTGCCGACGATAGCAGTGCGGCAACATTCAATTCCATTCCGTCTGCACGGCTTATCATTAGGGCAACACAGGATCATACTGCAACAGGGTACGGCGGCGAAGCCGTTTTTCAGTCTACAGCGAATGATGGCACGACACAGGCTGACAGGTTGATTATAGGGCAGGATGGAACGGTAACAATAGGCGGCGGTATTTCTGATGGAGTAACAACTAAGACGATCACTGAGTTGTGGACAGCCAGCAATACCGGTGATGACACCGCGTACAATACTTCTACGTGGAATGGTTCATTGCTACCCCCTACGCAAAACTCAGTTAGAGATAAATTTGAATCTTTGCCGGTTATATCCAGCGGTAACTTTACACCTACAGCCACCTCTGTAGGTAATCTTGATGCAACGCCCATCCCAGCCAGTGCTCAATATTTACGTGTTGGCAGCACAGTAACCGTGTCCGGTTCTGTAAATATCAACCCTACCACAACAGCAACTAATACAACTTGGCGGCTGACACTGCCAGTAGCATCTAATCTTGCAAACAATAGCGAGGGTGCAGGGACTGTTTCTAGTAACGGTGCGCTGGCTGCTGCTAACGTGGGGCTGGTGCGTGGAGACGCGGCAACTGATGAAATGTTTTTTAGCGTCTATTGGGGGTCTTCAACGGTAGACGCTACTGATGTTTTTTATACCTTCACTTATCGGATTAATTAATGTACCAACCCCGCGAACATTGCCTTCTTCGAACGCAAGAGGAAATTAAATGGCTGGAATTAAAATTATACCTACAGTAAATTCTGTAAGTCCTGCCGCAGAGCAGATAGCGGCGGATACAGTAGATGGGTTTCATGCTTCTCAGACAGCAGGGGCAAATGAAATTCCTGTTAAGGATTCTAGTGGAGATTTAACTTTATCTACAGGGAATATTGTATTAGAGGGTGGGAAGATTATCATTGGAACAGTAGATGATAATGCAAGTACTGTTTTAGCTAATAATCCTACAGAGGCTACTGTACTATCTGTTATGCGCGGTGGAGGCACAGATGCTAACACTGCTATAAGGTTTAAGAATGAAACTACCAGTTTTTATATAGGTACTACAAGTACTAATACTTTTGGAATTTCTTATAATAGTGCAAACATAACCGCAGCAGCAAGTGTTATTGTGACTTCTACAGGTAATGTCCTTATTGGCACAACTACAGACGCTGGTACAGGTAAGTTGCAAATAACAGGAGATATTGTCATAACAGCTGGAACATTAAAGTTGCCTGGAACGGCTACGACCGCTTCTGCTAATGCAGGCTCTAATGGGGATGTTCCTACACAAGTTGCTGGTTATTTGGTTGTGAACATTGGTGGCGATACTCGTAAGATACCATATTATGCGGAATAGGAGTTAGTGTGCCTAACTACAAAGAGAATAATATATCAGGTAAGAAGTGGCAACGAGCAGTCCGAGTTGTAATAGAGAACCCCTATCAAGCACTTCCTTCTATTTTGTTTGTAGAGGAGGAAGTTGTTGAAGCAGAAGATAAACTATTCAAACAACCTTGTGCTAATCTTAGTACTTCCTTTGATATGAATAACCCACTGCACGTAGAGATATATACAAAGCTAAATGAACTGTATACTCTACTGAGAGAAGCTAGGGATGCTGGATAAGAAACAACTAGAGATAGCTACCAAGCAGATTCGCCATTGGCAAACACATCCGTTGGATTGGGTTAAGGATATATTTGCTAATAATATTTTAGATAAGAGTCGTTGTAAGACTACAGAAACCGGCTTATCTACTCAACAAGAAAAGGCTCTTATCGAATGGGGCAACTTAATTTCAGCGAAGTTGAAAGCAGCAGATGGTTTGAAACTTACCGAGGCGGAACAGAAGTTATCCAAGAAGATTGGCATGTCTATTATGTCAGGCACAGGTACAGGTAAGGACTTCTCCGCAGCATTGTTGATATTTCACTTCCTGATGTGCTTCGATACTCCTAAACTACTCTGTACTGCGAACACACAGAAGCAGTTAAAGGACGTTCTCTGGTCAGAATGTTCTAAGATAATGAGGTTGAGTAGGAAGCTAGACCCAACTAACCCCCTTAGTCTTACGGAACTACAGAATCTATTTGAATGGCAGAGTGAATTGATCTTTGCCAAGCCCTTTAAGGGGCAACAATGGTTTGCTCGTGCTTGTACTATCAATGCTAAAGCCTCTCCTGAAGAACAAGGAGAAACCCTTGCGGGACGACATGAAGACCACCAGCTATTTGTCCTTGATGAAGCATCTTCTATACCGGAGGCAGTATGGAAACCGGTTGAGGGGACGCTCACCGGGCGTCTTAACTTGGTACTCCTCATCTTTAACCCCACTCGTTCAACAGGCTTTGCTGTTAGAAGTCATTACGAAGAAAAAGATAAGTGGGTAAGTTTTCGTTGGAACTCAGAAGAGTCAGAATTAATTGAACCTACTCATATTGAAAACCTTGCGAAGTATGGGAAGGATTCTAATACCTATCGCATTAGGGTTCTTGGTCTTCCACCGCTTACAGATGAATCAACTCTTATCCCTTCTGATTGGATAGAAGACGCAGTCAATAGGGAATTTGAAGATGATAATTCAGACCCAGTAATTGCTGGTATAGACGTAGGTGGTGGTGGAGATAAGTCTGTTGTCTGTATTCGTAAGGGTGGAACAATAGTAGATATTGTTTATAACAACTGCAAGGATACAATGCAGGTAGCAGATTGGGTAGGTGAACAGCTTGATAAGTTCGACGCTGCTGTTGGTTACGTGGATATTATTGGCATCGGTCGTGGTGTTTATGATAGACTTCGTAGGATGGGCTACAATGTTCGTGCTGCGGATAGTAGAGGAAAAGCCAAAGACTCTGATAGGTATTATAACACTAGGTCGGAAATGTATTGGAGACTACGTGAACAGTTTGAACAAAGAGTAATTTCCATACCAGAAGACAGGGAATTAATCAACCAGCTTAATGCCATAGGCTATGACCCTGAGAACAAGAATAAGATTGTAAAGAAGTCTGAGATAAAGAAACTGGTTGGACATTCACCTGATGAAGCGGATGCTCTTGCTATGTCTTATCTCGCTAATGACTCTCTATTTAGAAAACAACGAAGGAAGGACGCTAGTCGTATTGATTTTTCTAGTGTCTTCTTGAGGTGAGGATAGAATGAGCTTGAAGAAAGCAAATGATTTTGAGTCACAGTTTTATTCTTGGTTCGACGCAGGGCTAAAGGATATACTAAATGATAATCGCCGAAGGTATCGGATGGAACTTGCTGATAAAGACGAGCGTACTCTCCGTGGTCTTTCAGCACTTCCATCTACTAAATCCACCTCAGTTGTTGATATTGCAGTTGAACGTGCGCTTCTAGATTATCATGGCGACCCTGAAGCACTGTCTTACACAGCTAAATCTGTGGATGACCCAATGCAGGAACAGTTCGCACAGTGGCTCACGAAAGTATTTCACTATAGAGCAGAGCATACGTTCCCATTCTTCACATGGCATACATCTTCTCTGACAGCTGCATTTGCTGATGGTCTTGAAGCTGCACTTATTACTTGGAAGAAAGAAGCATATGACAATAAAGAAACAATCTATGTTGATCTTCTAAGTGGGCAGCAGATAGATGAAGTTACATATAAAGCTGGTGTTGAAACAGACGATCTTCGCTTCTATAAGCAGGACGTAACAAATGAAGTTGTAGTTCACGATACGTGGTGGATAGACCAGCTTAAACCTGGGGAGCAGCTTCTTTGGGATTTCAAAATCCCATACATGGATATTAACTTAGGGCAAGTTGCTCTGGTTAAGATTCCTAAGACAGTTGACCAAGTAATAAAACTGTCTGAAGCTGGGTTCTTCAAGAAGATTAAGCGGGAAGAGATAGAGAAGTACGCAAGTGCTGGGCCTACTACCAGAAACTACATGGACGTTTCCACTACAGTAACTAATCCTGATACTGTAGATATGGACGAGTACAACCGCGTAGAGATTTGGTACTTCTTTGAAAAGAAAGATTGTCAGTGGTATGTTACTTTCAGTATTGAAGGTAAGCTAGAACTCTCCAAACAGATTAAAGTAAATGATGTATTCTTTGGTGGTCGTCCAGTTAATAGGCTCCCAATAGTTCTTGGTTGCACTAAGTTGAAACTGTGGGAAACAATTGGACGAGGACTTCCTGAGACTATCGCCTCTATTGAAGATGAGTGGATAGATCATAGGAATAATCTCAACGATGCTGCTAAACTTGCTGTTCAAGGTAAGTGGAGGATAGAACCAGACAGTGACGTATATATTGACGATATTCTCAATGCTCGTGCTTTTCATGCTCGTCAAGGAGAGGTCGAAGCAATAACACAGAACTTTGGTCTGCTGGAAAACCTTAGAGCAACTGACCCGCTCACTGCGGATATGAATGAACTTATCCCCGTAGGGATGGGTAGTCGTTCTGTAGTGCCAAAAGGAACAGATAAGACTCTTGGAGCAACACAGCTTGCTCTGCAAAGTTCACAAGATAAACTCTCTGTTCAGTTGATGGTTCGTAACCAAACATTCATGAAGCCGCTTATGTGGCTTATTGCTCAGCTTGAGTTTGCTTATGAGTCTGATGAAAACATACTGAGGATTGCTGGTAAGCAAGCGGGAATGAATCCTCCTGAGACACTAGTAGATGGCAAGCTCGGAATAGATATATCAGTATTTGACTTTGATGTAAACGTACAGGTTAATGCAGGTCTTGGTTCTGCTCCTCGTACACAGAAAGTCAATAACCTGATGCAGATTGTTCAGACTGGTAGGATGCTTAACATTCCGCTGGACAATGTAATGATCTTTAATCAGCTACTTACGGTTGCTGGTTATATGCCAGATCAATTCATCAGTAAACAACCTCCTGCTCCCGTTCCACCTCAAGTGGAATACAAACTTGATCTGAAGGCTACATGGGCTGAGATGCCTCCTGAACTTATTGCTGATTTGATTAAGAAGTATCAAGAAGGACAGGTAGAAGTAAAGACTACAGTAGATGATGCAATGCTAAATGAGCAAGTACACAATGGACAACAGGCGTTACAGACAGCAGAGAATCCAATACAGGATATGACTCAGGGCGCAGCGGCCCAAGGTATGTCTAACGGGGGGCAACAGTGAAAAGGTATTTTATAGGTGGCTTTGTAGCAGTAGGTCTTCTGGTAACATTGGGTGCTGGGATTATACCCCCAGGTAACAATGGTGGTTTTATGCAATTGTTTTCTCCAAAGTCTTTCGAGACTAGGGAAAGTACTAAGTCTTCTGTTCATCTGAATGTAAGTGGTTTCTCTGCAATTAAGGTTACTCCTTCTGAGGCTGCTTCCGTATTTTTGAATATGACAGCAGTAGGTACACCAAAAGCCCTTGCTGCTGATACAGAATATACTTTTGGTATTTATCCTGGTATTGCGCACATGACTTTCACACATGCTAGCTCCGCAACTCCTACTTCTTATTTCTTTGAGGAGCAGTAATGTCCCCTGAAGATAAGAAGAAGGTTCTTAAAGATTGGATTCGGCACCCAGGCACTCGCCTTATGGCAGAGGAACTGCGGCAAATAGCTAAGGCTACTATAAGGGAGCAGTTGAAGTATGACCCTTACCTTGAGCCAGAAAGGATAATGAAAGCCAAACAACTTAGATTTATTCTTAAAAAGACATTGCCAGATATGATTGAGAAGATAGTGAACTATCAAGAACCTGTAACAAAACCTAAGTGGTCTATACTTAATTTGTTTAAAAGGTAACACAACTCGGGCTTGCCTAACGTCAGGGCAGAAAGGTTTATATGCAAATCGAAGAATTTGAAGTCGCAACCGTTAGCGAGGAGGTTCCTGTTGCGGAACAGGAAGAGGTCGTTGAGGAAACTGAAGTAATGGAAGAAGAGGCAGTCGAAGAAGAATCTTCTGAGGAAGAAGTAGTTGAAGAGGATGAGCATAAGAAGACTGCCAACGAACGTATCAGAGAACTCATTGACCGTTCTAAGAAAGCAGAAGAAGAACTTAATGATCTGAAACAGAAGTTTGAAGCTGAGCAGAAACAGAAGGAGCTGGCACAGAAACCCTACTATGATCTGGACATGGAACGTATTGAAGCTGATATAGCTTCTATGTATGATCAAGTAGAGGAGCTTAGGCTGGAAGGTAAGGCTCTTGCTGCTGCTGAAGTTCAACGTAAGATTGTTAAGCTGCTGGATGCAGTAGATAAGAATGAAGAAACAAAGAAGAAGTGGTTGGAAGAACAAGAGGTTAAGTCAAAGGAAGAATCAAAGTCCCAAGGTAGACTGAAGGAAATAGAAGATGCTGCTAACTTCTATCAAAAACAACTGAACATTCCAGATGATGTGTGGAAAGCTGGTGGTGAGTGGCTTCGCACTGAATTGGATAAGAACCCTGTACTTGGTAAGAAGTTTGTAGAGCTTATTGATAGGCAGGGAGCAGTTGCTGGTGTAGAGTGGGCACATCAATATATCGTTCAGAACATGGGTAAGGAAGCAAAGGAAAGTAAGGACAAGAAGGAAGAAGCTAAGAAGCAGAACATAGGTGGTACTACTGCTACAGCTGCTGCCGGGAAGGTTCCTAAGTCTTTTGATGAACTTATGTCTTTGAAGAGTAACGAGATTGTAGCTCTTGAGAAGTCCAACCCTAAACTGTTTAACAAGCTGATTAACGACAAAATGAATAGGAGATAGAAATGGCTGTCACTAAAATTGCTGATATTATCAAACCAGAAGTACTTGGTAAAATGGTTCCTGCGCTCCTCACTGAGCACATGGACTTTCTGTCCAC